AACCACAACCACAACCACAACCAAAACCAAAACCCCAACCAAAACCCAAACAAAAACCGGACCGCCATGGCTTATCAGGCCAGCGGCCACTTGAGCCGAGGGCTGCATATGCCGTGGCGGTATCCGCAAGACAGGCTTAAAACCGCACAGCGTTTTTGTTTTTTACCCCAGGTTCCATTAGACGTACAAGCTCAACAGAAGGTGCATCGTGATGAATTGAGGGCCTTGCCTTGGAACCAGAAGGATGATATCCTTGGGCCCCTTTTCGAGGACAATCACCCGGTTTTGACCGATGGTACCTTCTCGTCCTTTCTTTCTGCATTTAATAAACGGTGCAATTATTCCACCGATCAGAAGTGCGACCCGTACATAATCAAATCATCGCGCAAGCTGATGAGGCAATTGATACCTGAACCATTAAGTACGGTCGATTGGACGAAAGAGTTGTATGACGATTGGAAAGTACAATTTCCTCTTAAGAAACAGAAAAGGTTGGACAAGGCTGTGGGCAGGCTCGAACATTTCCGGCAAGAGGAGTTTGCTGCCAAGGACGTCTTCGAGAAGGTTGAACTTCTCATGAAGGCACACGATCCAGGCTGGGCAGGTCGAATAGTTAATGCATCAACAGATCTGCACAATGCAATCTCCGGGCCGTTGATAGCGGTATGTTTGAAACGCCTGGTCCAGAGCGCTAGTAGCAACGCTGACACTGGTCCGAAGGTGTCAGTTCGGTTTGCCTATGGAGATACTCCGCAGTCGTTTGTCGGCGATTTGGAGGGAGATGGGCCTTTTATTGAGGCCGATTTCTCTGCCAACGACAAGCTACAAGTTTCCGATGTAAACGTTCTACAATACGACTGGGCTGTCCGCTTGGGGATGCCTTCCTGGCTGGCCAGGTGTATTCTCAAGTCTCAATTTTACACAGTTCAGAGCAGGAGGTTTGGTGTGAAGGCTAGATTGAAGTTTCAGCTTCCGTCTGGTTCTACTTCCACGACCTTCCGCAATTGTATTTGGAACGGTTCCATTTTCGCAGCGTGGTGTTATAGATTCGGCGTGCGTAGTAATTGTGTCATCCTGGGAGATGACATGCTTGCTCGCATGTCGAATGGACTGATACCACGTCGTGCTCGGCGTGATTACGAGCATATCGCCAAGATGGCTTGCATGAAGGCTAAGGTGTTCGTTCGCGAGCATCTGGTCGATTGTGAGTTTTTATCGAGGCGATTTGTGCCGACTGTCAATGGACATTTGATGATCCCAAAGCTTGGGAAGGCATTAGGGCGCTTTAACGGGCGTGCTAACAATAGCTATGTCGACGACAATTCTTACATGGCTGGCAAGTCGCTTTCCTACGCTTACGAGTTTCGCCATCACAAGCCCAGTATGGAAGCGTTTATGCGCAGGTTCTTAGCGTGTAACGTCTCCATACATAAGCTTGACATGCGCTTGCTTTCCTATTCCGTGAGAGAGATGATCTCCGTTCTTGGAGACCGGTCCTCCCTCTTACGGTTTATGGGGGCATGCGTGACTATTTCTGATGACGAGATGAGTCAATATGTTCATTACCAGTACGGTGTGTTTTGCTCCGAGTACATGCGAGATTTGGAACATTTACTTTTCGGTACGGAGGATTTGCCTATTGCGTTTGCCGCTGCGTATTTGCAGCGTGACGTCTGGTGAAAATTGATTTCCCATTTATGGATGAGTAACCCGTGACACTCGG